ATCCTAGATGATTGGAAAAAGCATATGAAACCATTAAACCATAAACTTGGTTATCCATCTAGGTCATTAGGTATGTCATCTGGTGGAGAGTCTACAGAAGATGAATTTGAACATATGCTTGATAAGATGGATAAAGAAAATGTGAAAACTATACATACAATTATATTTGACAATTTGCCAGAAGGACAAAAACAAGCAATATTAGCCAAATATCTTAATGAAAAACCTCCTATAGCTTATGTTTGGCAATTAGATATGGCATATGACAATTTACTAACTATGGCAAGTCGTAAGATAAACGCATAATCACTAGACTTAAATTAGTGAGTTGTGGTATAATATAGCCTGTTAGGGCATACTATTGCCGAAAGAAACGTAATCCCTCCAAAACCCTGCCTATAACTCTCTCCATAGGTGGGGTTTTACTTTTATTATGACATTATCTGTATCAATCTGTGACTGTTGTGGCGAACCATTTGACCGCACAGAATATTCCCTTTGTAACGATTGCAGATACGACAAAACATACATTAAGCTAGACAAAGAACCTATACAGGATAAAGAAAATGGCAGAATCATTCAAAATGGAAGTAAGTGAAGATAAAGTAGCAAGCATATTTGCCCTTATGTTGCTTCACGAAGTAACTAATGCACATTTACTCCATTGGGCAACAAATTCATTTTCAGAGCATGAAGCATTAGGTGATTTCTATTCTGGTCTTGATGGTAAGACAGATGCTTTTGTAGAAGCATATATGGGTAAATACGGACAGTTAAAGATTGAAAACTACCCAGAGGTTTATAGCTTACCTAAATCAGATTGTGTAGCCCATTTAGAAGATTTATCAGATAATGTTAAAAGTGTAAGAGAAAAGCTACCACAAGATACAGAACTACAAAATCTAATAGATGAGATTGCTGACCTAATTGACAGCACACTATACAAACTACGCTTCTTAAAATAAGGATAACATCATGGCAATTAAAAAACCTACAACAAAAGCTGGCAAGATGGCTAAAGTAAATAAAGTAATGGCAGAGTTCGGTAAAGGTCAATTAAACATTGGCAAATCACCAAAAAAAGTAACTAACCAAAAACAAGCTGTAGCAATCGCATTATCATCTGCAGGTATGGCAAAGAAGAAAAAATAATGGCTAAAACTTGCCCTATTGCAACACATGATATTAAAGTCAATCTCAAGAATAGGGATTGGGCATTTAAGAATGTAGGTTATGGTGCTGCTAATCCAGAACTTCCTAACGAAGATTTCTGGAAAGCTAAAGCAGATGAATGGAATACAACAGTAGAGAACGCTAAAACAATGCGTTGTGGTAATTGTTCTGCATTTATACAGACTCCAGATATGATGGAATGTATCATAAATGGTATAGCAGGTGATGAACCAGCAGATGAATCATACGCAAGTGAAGTTATAGATAGTGCTGAACTAGGATATTGTGAATTATTTGATTTTAAGTGTGCTGCAGATAGAACTTGCTCTGCATGGCTAACAGGTGGTGCAATTAAAACAGAAATGACAAAAGCACAAAAGAATATGCTTAAGATGGCTAAATTTCAATACGGAAACAAAGAAAATGAAAACAACACCGAAGAAGACTAAAACAGGTGGCAAAGGTAAAAGTAAGAAGTGCTAAATGGTTGTATCTAGCTTTAGCAGTCATAGCTAATATAACACTTATTATTAACGCAATACATCATTGGTAAAAGGTAATGACCCAGCAATGGAGTTACAAACATGGATAAAGAAGAACAATTAGCAGAAGCTAGAAAGAAAGCAGCCGAAGTAAATAAAGGCAACACTCATTCTAGTAAAATCAATAGGTTAGCATCAGAAACTCTGAAAAGAGTATTGGTGCAAGAAGAAGCTATTAGATTAAGACAAGTTACAGAAGCTCTAGTAGCAAAAGCTGAAGGTGGTGATGTATCTGCTATAAAAGAAATCTTTGACAGAATAGACGGTAAAGTAGTTCAAGAAAACAAAATAACAGGCGACTCTAATGAACCTGTAACAATTAAGATTGTAACTGGAATTGAGTGATGTTATAGATACTGGGTATAGACCCAGAGAGCCACAAAAACTTATTCATCAAATGGTGAAGAATAATAGGTTTACTGTTGTAGTGGCACATAGACGGATGGGTAAGACTGTATCAGCTATCAATCAGCTTATACATTCATCACTATTATGTGATAAACCTAACCCACGATTTGCTTATATTGCTGCAACGTATACACAAGCCAAAAGAATTGCTTGGGACTATTTATTACAATATACAAGACCATTAGGTGCTATAGCTAACATAGCAGAGCTACGAGTAGACTTCATGGGTAGACGTATATCTTTATACGGAGCTGATAACCCAGACTCATTACGAGGTATCTATTTAGACGGTGTAGTGATTGACGAGATTGGGGATATTAACCCATCTATATGGAACGAAGTGGTAAGACCTGCTCTAGCTGACCGTAAAGGTTACGCTATGATGATTGGCACACCAAAAGGCAATAACCATTTTAAAGACTTACGAGATAGAGCTGAAAAAGCTAAAGATGATTGGGCTTTATTAGAGTTCAAAGCATCTGAAACAAAGTTGATTGACCCGCAAGAGTTAGCATCTGCTAAAGCTGAAATGGGTATGGATAAGTATAACCAAGAATTTGAGTGTTCCTTCAATGCAGCAGTAGAAGGTTCATACTATGGTCAAATCATAAACGATTTAGAAGCAAAGAATCAGATTACTACAATACCTAGAGAAACATTATCTAAAACATATTGTTCATGGGACTTGGGTATGTCTGACTCAACAGCTATTTGGGTAGCTCAAGTTGTAGGTAAAGAGATACGACTTGTAGACTTTTACGAGAATCATGGTCAAGGATTGGATACTTATGTTAGTTGGCTTCGTGATAATGAATGGAGTGATGCAGTTCAACTTCTGCCTCATGACGTGGTAGTTAGAGAGTTAGGCACAGGTAAATCAAGACAAGAAGTTATTGAAGAAGCAGGACTAGAAATAACAATAGTAAAGAAATTACCAGTAGCAGACGGAATACAAGCTGTAAGACGATTATTACCTCGTTGCTGGTTTAATAAAAATGTAAAGCAAGGATTAGATGCGTTAAGAAACTATAGACGTAACTATGACGAAAAGCGTAATGTGTTCTTTGACTCACCACTACATGATTGGTGCTCTCATGCAGCAGACTCTTTCCGTTATCTTGCAGTAGGGCTAGATGAATCTGGCACAGACTGGGGACAACCCTTAAACGTAAATAAATCTTGGATAGTATAATGGCACAAAACTTCGCAACAAAATCTAAAAAGAACGAATATGTAATGGACGAGAACAAACTCAAAGCCATTATTGATTCAGAGATTTGGTCATCACTTGGTTACATTCAGTCAGAAACAACAGGTGAAAGACAAAAAGCATTAGAGTATTATCTACGCAGACCTTATGGTAACGAAGTAGAAGGTAAGTCACAAATTGTAACAGGTGAAGTAGCTGAAGCTGTAGACGGTGCATTACCACAATTAATCCGTATCTTTACATCACAAGACAATATTGTAGAGTTCTCACCAATGCACGAAGGTGACCAAGAGTTAGCTGATGGTGCTACTACTTATGTCAATCATGTATTCTATAAAGACAATGATGGCTTTCATATCCTTCATAATTGGTTTAAAGACGCATTACTAGAAAAAGTAGGTGTTGTTAAAGTCTATTGGGACGACGAAACAAACATCACTAAAGAGTCATACAAAGGTTTAACAGATGACGAACTTGCACTTATTATGCAAGACCAAGAGGTTGATTTAGTATCTCATGAAGAAGTAATCAACATTGAGAATATTATTGACCCTATTACAGGTCTTGAAACAGAACATAATACTGTAACGCACAATGTTAAGGTTCGTAAGACAGTTCGCAATGGAACTATAAGAGTAGAGAATGTTCCTCCAGAGGAGTTTTTAATCTCTAAACGTGCTAGAAATATCCAAGAGTCTGGTTTCTGTGCTCACCGTAAAATGATTACTCGTTCAGAGTTAATCGCTATGGGCTTTGACCCTAAAGTCGTAGAAGGTCTAAATACTGCTGACGCATTAGAATATAGCCCAGAACGTATAGCTCGTTATACTCGTGGTGAACAACCTACAGATATGATGTCACAAGACCATTCTATGCAATTAGTAGAGGTTTATGAGTGCTATATTAAGGTTGATTACAATGATGACGGTGTAGCTGAATTAAGACGCATATTCTACGCATCTAATACTATTTTAAGTGATGAAGATTGTGATTACATTCCTTTCCACTCTATTTGCCCATTACCAATACCACATAAATTCTTTGGTAACTCATTAGCAGATAGAACTATGGACTTGCAACTTATTAAGTCTACAGTAACAAGACAAATACTAGACAATCTATACCTAACTAACAATGCTCGTGTATTGGCAGTAGAAGGTCAAGCTAACTATGATGACTTGCTAACATCTACAGCAGGTGGTGTAATTCGTGTTAAATCACCTACAGCAGTAACGCAATTAAATGTGCAAAATAGTGCAGCAGGGTCATTCCCAATGCTAGAGTACCTAGACTCTGTTCAAGCTAAACGAACTGGTGTTAGCGACATGAATCAAGGTTTAGACCCTAATGTGCTACAAAATGCTACAGCTACAGCAGTTGCTACTATGTCTAATGCTGCTAACGGTAAGCTAGAACTTATTGCTCGTATTTTTGCAGAAACAGGTGTTAAATCATTGTTCCAATCTATCTTCAGATTGCTATGCAAATATCAAGTTAATTCAAGAACACTAATGATTAACAAGAAACCAATGGTATTTAATCCTCGTGAGTGGTCAGAGCAATATGGCATCAATATCAATGTAGGTTTAGGTACAGGTTCACGTCAAGAACAATTAGCTACTATGCAAATGATTCTTGGTAAACAAGAACAAATCATTGGTCAATATGGTCTATCTAACCCGTTAGTAAACTTAAACCAATACAGAGATACATTAGCTAGATTTATTCACATGGCTGGATTTAAAGATGCTTCTGGTTTCATTAATGACATTACTCCAGAACAAGCTCAACAAATTGCTCAACAACAAGCTCAAAATCAACCTGTAGACCCAAGTGTTCAAGCAGCACAAGAGTTTGCTAAAGTGGAAAGAGATAAAGCAGAGTTAAAAGCACAAACAGAAATGGCTAAACTTGAGCTACAAAAACAACAAATGGAATTAGACAATGCTCGTAAGCAATTAGAGCTACAAATGCAAGAATTTAAGATTCAAGCAGATGCTCAAAATCAAGCAGAAAAAGCAAAGTCTGACTCTATTAAATCAGTCATGTCATCACTAAAGGATATAAAGGACTTACAAACTCCTAACTTTTAATGAACGTAAAAAATATACAAAACATTCTTAAAGATGACGATTTTAGAGATGTTCTAAAGTCAATCTTGGATGGACATACACAAACAATTATAAACTCTAATTACGCTGATAAAGAGATTAGAGAGCAAGCCTATCATAAGATAAGTGCGATAAACGAATTAATCGGCAATCTTGAGTCTATTGCTGCAAGTGAAGTTATAGACGAGAACCGATTTAAGATATTGTAGACAATTCTACATTTGGTACACCTCCCATAGAGGTAATATAGGAAAATTAAATGAGTGAAAACACCATGACTCCAGAAGATTCTGGAAGTGGCACGCTTACTGTAGGTCAAGCAGCCAATGCGTTTGAAGGTCTAATGGACACCCCAGCTAACTCTGCGGAGCAACTAGCAGGTGAACAAGAAGCACAAGAACAGGCACAGGCACAAGAAGCAGAGCCACAACAAGAAGTTGAACAAACAGAAGAAGTAGTTGATGACAATGCAGAAGTTCAAGAAGATGACAGTCAAGAAGATGAGCCTTATTATGTAGTGAAAGCTGCAGGTGAAGAAAAAGAAGTACCTCTATCTGAATTGATTAAGGGTTATCAGCTTGGTGCTGACTATACGAAAAAAACTACCGAAGTAGCAGAGCAACGTAAGCAAGTGGAAGCTGAACGTCAGGCTATTGAGGAAGCAAAGTATGCTCGTGATAATTATGCTCAACGTTTGCAGGCAATAGATAACTTTCTAACCTCGCAAATGCCACAAGAAGACTTAAATCTTCTTAAGGAAAACGACCCTATAGGCTATGCAGTAAAGATTGCTGAACTTTCTGAAAAGAAAGAACAACTCCAAGCTATAAGAGCCGAACAAGCCAGAATTGCTCAAGAGCAACAATCTGACTATG